GTGTCCTTGCTATACCAAAAAACACGCCTGATCGGTTTCCTTTCGTGTAATTGCATCTCGTACAGGCTGCCAAAAGGTTATCAGGCTCATCGGTCCCGCCTTTGCTAATCGGTATCACGTGATCGACTGTAGTGGCATCGTTGCCACAGTACTGGCATAGATAAGCGTCTCTGATAAGTATCCGCTCACGTATCTTAGACCAGGCTCTGGTTCCACCATTGGCTCTAGCTGATTTGGCTGCCATCAGTGGTAGTTGTGTTTCTGGAAGAATCTCCACGCATTGCACATAGATCCGTAGCGGTCTTTGATGTATCTGATAGTCCAGTCAATCTGCTTATAACCATCTAGATTTTTATAAGTTTCATTACGCATCTGGCCTATGCCGTGATGTGATCCGTTGCTTATCTTTGGATTCCACTGTGGATTCTCTTTGTTTATCAGTTTGTAGAAACACTGATACTGCTGATCATTTACGATTCGAGAATGCGCGTAGAGCTTGAATGAATCGCTCTGCGTAGCTGCTTTTGCCTCTGTTGTAGCTGATAACGTGAAGAGTCCGATGGACATAGAGATAGCCAATAAGTTTTTTATATTTATTATCTTTTTATTTATCTTTATCTTTAAAAGATTATCTTTTAAGTATAGCCATTGCCCCTGACAAGCTGTCAAGGATCGAGGTTTGTGTGTCGTATCGTCCACAGGTGACTGTGTATAAATCTGTGTATAACTCATCGGACGTGTCCCAAGTTGCTCCGGCGCATCGCCTCGACGTTTTCTTCTCCCATTCCAACAAGTACGCAAGGCATAAAGATTCCCTTTGTTTCGCCGCTCGGAGTCATAAACTTAAGATTAGAGGGCAATATGAGAAAGCCGTCTCCTTTGACCCAGAGCGTATCGAACCATCTGGCTTTGGAGACTTGTACCAAAGCGATGCCGTTGCCGTGAGCGATAAACTTGTTAGCCCACGGTGTGACGTCTGAGTAAGGTGGATTGCACCAGACTCGACCCTCCCACGGCGTTGCCAAGCCGTCGTCGATCACACTCAGGAATCGTTTAGCTGGTATCCACGGGACGCCGTTAGGTGGCGCAGAGACGTCCATGTCGTAGCTGAGCCCCAAAGACGTGAAGATTGTCGGTGGTGTGTAGTAGTCATCTGACGTACCGTGATCAATGTCGTCATGACCAAAGTCGAGATCAAGTCTGTCACTCAAGGCCGGCCACCAGCTCGTCATTGACTAGCTTCACCGAGAAAGTCCCACAGCCGGCACACTGGGCGAACCACTCGTGCTCTGTGAGTTCTTTGCCTTTTGTGATCATATGCTCTTGGCGTGCGTCACCAAAGAGCTTTTTACAGATTGAACAATCAAATCGCAGCAGTGGCATAATCACTCCTTGCTAAATTCTCAATCGGATTGAGATTGCTCTGATCGACCCACCAAGAGTCCTGACGCGGATTCTTAAACCGCTTACGCTTGGCAAAGGCTACCGGTAGCCAGCCGACGATGAAATAGGTCGGAGACTTTCCAACGACCAGAACGGCGACGTCGTCGTCTCGATCATATGGATACACAATTAGATTGCCTCCGGTGTAAGAAGTCCAGCGAACCTCGATGCCCTGACCTACGTCAGCTCGTCTCTTGCCCTTGTTATCGTTGATGTCATAATCGATTCCGAAGTATCGGGCTACCAGTAACTCAGCAGCTAGTGATTCGGCATATTCCACACATCGCTCGTGATTGTTGAGCTTTGAGTTGTATTGGATGCCGTTACCAAGTGATCCGGATTGTGCAAATACGACGTCAGAAGCTCGTCGGTGGATAGCCCACTCGTCGGCTTCTGTTACGGTCATTTTCTGCACTTTGCACACACCCAGATAACAACTTCTTGGCCATGATCTCTGATCGTTAGGCCGCCGGCAGTTGTCTGCCATTCCAGGCACTCATCGCATCGATCCAGCGCTGTTGTAGTTATTGATCCGTCGTCGTGAATAACAGACGAGTATCCGTCTTTGATAAAAGTGATCTCGCCCATCAGACTTGAGGCTTCCATTGTCCATCTGAGGTCAGTACGTACCACGCTGGCGCGCACTGCTTGGCCTTGACCTTTTCGACGCACATATAACCGCCCCAGCCCTTACCCGTTTTAGCTGATGTGCCTTCCTTCCAGATCATATGACCGTGAGCGCAAATCGGAGCAGCAGCTACTTGTACGCCCCCAAGAGTTCCCTTGATCTCATCAAGAGCAGTTCCGAGAGTTGAAATACCAGCCTGTTCTGCCTCTTCACGTGTTTTAAAGGATGGGACGTTTCCGTGCTTTGTGTTCCAGTAGTCATAGGCGACGGCAGAATCCTGAACAATCTTTGAATCGATTTGCTCTACCTGTTGCATATTCTGAACTGTTGGACGCTTGTCAGTACCTAACACTAGGCCGGCGCAGCGGCCGATTGCGGAGGTACAAGTATCTTCAATAAACCATTTCTTCATCTGGATGTTGTAGGTGTTCACGTTGCCGAAGGCGTAGTCGATACCGGCTGGCTCTTGATCCTCGTAGTTTCGATAAATCCGGCACTCGACGAGCACGTAGCCCTTCTCAAGATTGACGTCCATGATCGAAGTGTGGATCTTGCCCTTTGGATAGGTAGACCAAAATCGTTGAATCCTTGCAGCTACATCCTCGTAATTCTCTAAGAAGCTCACTTTGTGACCGCCTTAGCTGAGATGTGGCGTGAGACAGATCGACCGCGACGATAGCCCTCTCGCTGGCCTTCTTTGTAGCCTATTGAATAACTTACGACCGCCCAGAGAATACAGGCGATAGCCATGAGGACGAATAGTCCCAGTTCACTTGTTGTCATTTTGCTCCCGTGGGAGCCTTGTCGAATGCTCCCAGATACAGAGTGACATCGATGGCTGACATTTTCAAGATTGGCGTCGGCGTGTCTATTTGTTGAGAGCGATCTCCAACAGTAATTGATCTAAACGCGCCTCAATTCGAGAGACTTGATCCTTGAGGCTGTTGCCACCATTCGGAGATAGTTCCCGCATGATCGACTTCACCATGAATCTCATTGACGAATAGATGGCAGTAAGCACCGCAAGAACAAGCCCACCCACCGCCGTCCATTCGCCTACGCTCACTTCTTGTTACCAAATGCCACGTCATTAGGATTAGCCCAACGCATCGCAAGAGGCACTACGCCAGCAAGCAAGCCCATCGCTAGATCCTTTGGATTTGTGTTTCCAGTCATATAAACAGCTAAAGCTCCTGCAACCGAACCGCGAAGCCATGATGCCGCCATTAATTTAAAGTCTTTCATTTCTTCTTCTCCTTTTTCGGCTTTGCCTGTGGAAGTGGCTCAACCTCTGGATATTGTCCTGTATAAGTGACAAGTTTTGGCCTAGCGAAACCGACGATTTCCTTGCCCATGTATCGGCGCTTGATCATCACCATTCCGCCGTTACGTTGATCGCCTTCTCCAGATGTGTTGCCTTCAATACAGAGCACGCTTGTCTGGCCTACCTTGACGACAATTCCGATGTGACTGATTCGATCAACGCCATCGTGTCGAAAATCCATGAAGCAAAGATCGCCTAGCTGCGGCTTATCCTCTATCCATCGGCCAAGCTCTTTCATCTTATGAGCGCCAGCAGCCGTTGAGACCATCGATGTGATCTTGACCTTAGCTTGATCAAAGCACCAATTCACAAATGATCCGCACCACGGTAAACCGTCGGCCTTTGTAAATTTGCCGTACTTTGTCAGATTGTCGCCTTCTTCAATCGTGCCAACTTCAACTAAAGCGACTTCGATGATCCGAGCGGCAGTGCCGTCTGGATATTTACTCATCGCTCGAAACTATTGGTGTGGATTGTTCCGCTTCTCGGCGGTCGTATTCTGCTTTGGGCATTGAGGTAAATTCATCATTACCTCGGTCAATTATAATGTGTTCTGTAATTGAACCATCAATGTTTGTAACTTCTACGATTTCTGTTTTCATTATAACTCCGCACTAAATCCAAGGTATGAAGATGTACTGTTGTTGCTAAATAAATGTACAGGTCGGTATTGCGTTAAACCTGAAGCCACATTTGTAGTTAAAGATACTTCATTGACTGAACCATAAGCAAAAGTGGCGCTTGTAACCGCAACGATTGAACCGCCACCTTCTGCAACTCCCAATGTAGAGTATTCTATTGCACTTGGCGCTGTTCGCATTTGCACAGGCAAAGGAATTTGGGTATTGCTTGCTGTTGTTGAAGTGTTGATGCCAGTTCCAAAAATATTATACGCATTAATGGTATTGAATCGAACATAATAACGCTGGCAAGCGGCTAATTCTCCTTGGATGTTTCCACCTGCGCGTTCAAATTCTGTTGCGACTGAACCCAATTCAAGTTGGATTTTGCCGTAGTAAAGGCTTACCGCCGAAGCGACTGAACCAGTATCAAATAACACCATTAGCGATTTAGTTGTTGAAGGTACAGCAAAAACA